AGCAGTTAATTCAGAAATAAATTCTCTAGGTTCTTTAATAAACAAATTTCGTTCTACTCGTTTAAACCAAAGAACTGCATTAGTATTAATATTATCAATTGGTTCTCCAATTCTCACGCCGGTAGGATTTTCTTCCCCAGCTCCTAACTTAATTTTTTCAGCGTCATCATCTGAAATCCAATATGATTGAGTTTCACCGCCAGATGCGACAGTTAATCTTGTATCTCTAACATCAGTATCTAATTCGGTTTGGTAAAATATTTCGTGTAATTCTTTAAATCCTTCATACCAATTATAAAATGCAGATTTTTTCCATTCCATTCCAGCTGATAATTTATCATCTTCAATACTTTCAATAAATCTTGTTTCAAATATCATTATTAATTTTTTTAAAGATTCGGCTGACTGAGGACTTACCATATGTTTTAAATATGTATACGGATCGCCAATTGTTTTAAATGGTAATACGATATCTTTATAAAATTCTTGAATCTGGCCTGTTAGTTTAAATTTAGTAGCTGCACCTTCTTTTGCAGGGTCAAATTTTCCTTTTTCTAATTCTTTAACTTCCCATTGACCATTTGGCATAACGATATCATGGTATTCTGTGCCACCTGGTTTTGAATCTTTAACGCCTAATAATATCGATACTTCTCCATTTCCCATTCCACCTCTAGCACCGCCGACGTTTACTAAAAAGAAATCTTGAAATGCTTTCCATCCATCTTGTACAAATGAATCAATTGAATGCACTCTAAAATTTTTATTAAAGTTATGTTTTTGATCATCAGATAGTGATTTATATACAGAAAAAATTTGTGTATTTACTTCATCAGGCAAACCAATTGATTTTATTTGTTTGATAATAGAATAATTATCTTCTTGTTGTGTTCCTTGTGATGCAGAATCTGCCGGCAACTCGTTTAATCTTTGTGCTCGTTCTACAATTTGTTGAGCTTGATTAGATGATATATTTGCGGTCTCTAACAAGACATCATATAATATTTTGTAATCTTTAGCACATGATGGATACCCTTTGGGCAAACGAAAACACCACTCTGTTAAAATTAAATCAATGTTCATAAAGAAATAGTTTTTATTTTATCATAAATATCGCCCACTTTCACTTTTACTGGAAAGTTGCCTTGTTCTAATACTGCTTTAATTTGAGGCAGTAACTCTCGTGCTTCTTGGTAATTTATATCAAATAATACCGAATCATATGTATATAGAATCATACAACTGGTATATAGTTGCATCATTTCTTGTACTTGTTGCAATTTGCGTACTGATACTTCGGTTTCTACTGCTTGTAAATAATAGTTAAAAAGTTTATTTGCTGTCATGTTTTGCAAACCTTCACGACAAATATTGCGTTTCAATATGGGTGTTTCTACACAACCGGTTTTTTTCCATTTATTCCATATCTTGTATACAAAATCATTTACTTGTGCAAAAAATGGAATACTTAAAAATTCTCGATCAATGCCTCCATACAACAAACGGAATGTAATTGATTTGCTTTCATCTCGTTGTTCATCTGTAAGTTCATCTACTCCAAAATAGAATCGTCCTAAATAATCATGTATAGATGACGTCGGTAAATCATAACCAATCATTTTTGCAATGAGCCGTACGTGATATGAATCAAAGTCCATTTCTACCAATGCACCTCGCTCAAATCTACTATGAAATGCAGCACGCGTACCATCTTCTTTATTCATTGCAGCAAAGTTGAATCCTCGAAATGCATTACTAGGACGACCTGTTGTTGTGTGATAATGATATTGAGAATATACTCGACCATCATGTATCAATTCCGGCATTCGAAATGTTTCGTCTACTGCTAATCCTGCTGATTCTATTGTTGCAAACGTTTTAGGATATGTTGCATTGAATTGCAAATATGATTCAGTTAATTTTGCATTTACGCACATTGGCCAAGCATAGTGACGTATTTTTTGACACATTGCCATATGTTGTTGTAATGGTACAATGCAATTAACTGCATCTAATGCAGTGTGTCGACGCCAATAAAATTGATGCGCTGCTGTTACGTAATGTGATTCATCATATGCCTCGCCATATGTATACCACCACAATGTTTTTACATCCCATACGTCATTGTTTCCGCCGGTTTGTAGCCATCGCTTCTTGTCATGAACAAATATATTCTGTAGAGCCATAAACTCCGGGACAAGTTCTGAAAAGCCCCTTAGTTGTTCGGTATGATACACAGGAATCATACGTTCTACATCATCTTCTGTATAAATGTATATTGCACATAAACGATTAACTGCAGGATGATTTGTGGGACTACAGTATATAGGAACTAGCAAAGTTTTTCTATCTTTGATATACTGTAACGTTTGTTGTGCCTCTTCTATAGTATCCACTATCATTATATGGATAATAAGAAAATTTTATTAAGAATCCAATCCGTTTATATCTATAGGAATAAAGAATTCATTATCAATATAATATTCAGTTAAATTTGTTAGATGCGAAACTATTGCTGGCATTCGTGTGGATGCAATTGCAATTTGTTTTTTATTTTTTGTTGCAACGCCTTCTTTTAAATAACCATTTACAACTTCATCGTCAATGTTTCCAGTTATAAACCAAGACAGTTGTACTGCAGAATACAATTTTGTATCAATGATATTGTTCTGCCATTGTTGATATTGTAGTTGGTTTGTTTCTATAACGTTAAAATCATTGTGTTTTTTAAGAAAAAATCTTTGAATACTACCGTTTAATATGTCTTGTTTTTTAATTTGCACCGCAGTGCTTTTTGGAGTAACATACTTTCCATCGTATTGAAAATTTGTTAATTGTTGATATGTAATATTTTTTTCATTATCTGGAGATAATTCATAATATGGAATTAGTTGTACGGATGACTTAGGATTCCAATTTGGCTGCGTATATGTTTCGCCAGTTGTATATGTATGATATAATCCAATATATTCTTTTTTATCTGTAGTCATCCATTCCTGACCCGTAGTATAAAGATTAGTTGTTATTTCATCAACCGGATAATATAGTTTTAATCGTGCCATTTGTTATCCTATTTCTGGTCTCATTATGCATTTAACTTTAGTTGTCCATTGACCTGAGATTTCTACATCATGTGTAATTCCAATAATACTAAACACAGTATTGCGTCTGTATTTTTCAGGTAACCCATCAAATGTTAAAACATCACCATATCTTAATCCGTTAATTCCATCAATTGTAAATTCAACATCAAAAGGAAATATTGGTGCAGTTAATTGCTGTGCTGTCGTAATATTAGCAAATGGATATTTTATATATTCAAGTAACGCTTTAGATAATTTAGTTGTATGTTCATCAACAAATGGAATTTTACCATATTCAGTTTTAGCATCATTTAAATTTGCAAGAACCTGACCATGTTTTTCTTCATATTTAGCTCGAGCTTCGTTAATTTTAGCTGGGTCTTTTGAATTATACATAAAATTTAAATATGGAGCAATTTCGTCGTCTGAAACATCGGTACCAGAATTTAAAACATATGATAAATTTTTAACATTGCTAGGTAGTTTTGCTTGAAATGTAAATGTTTGCACAACGGTACCATTAGGATGATTTGCTAACATCGGAACAGAATATTTTGTAACCTTCTTTTTTGGATCTGGATCAATTGGTTTTAAATATTTAGTATCAGCAAAAACTAATTTATTTAAATCGTCTGGAGATGAAACTAATTTCATTACAATTGCATTTCCGGTAGCAAAAGCAATTCTATTGCTAATGTTTTGTAAAAATGAACCAATAGTAAATGTTTTAGTATTTAATGCAGAAAGACCATTTAATACTTGTTGAATGTATTCTAAATTAATAAAAATTTTAGATGGATATATTCTGTCAACATTGTTTGTTGTATCTTTAATACCAGACCATTGTAATACATCCTTTGACGAATACGGTGCCATTTTTGTAAGTATATCTGGATATAATGTTAAATTTCCATAACGGTTCATGCCTCCGGCGTTTGCATTTAAATCAGTTTTATGTGGTAGTAATAAAATATCTTTCGGAGCGCAAGATGTTAATGATGGATAATAGTTGCTAAAATGTTGTGTATAGTCACAATCAATTTTAGCTGACTGAGCCGAACCAGCTAATTTAGGAAGTATTTTTTCATTGATAAAACTAATTAATGCTCCTAACGTTATGTAACGTTGAGTTTGTGTATATGGTTGATATTTTTTATTAAAATTTTCACGTTGTTGTACAACTGTTAATGAACCCGTCGGACCAGCTACAAATTTTGGAATTTCTATATGTGGATACATTTCACCATATAATATAAAACGATCTGGAGTGGGTGAAGTTTTTTCTTGATTATTTTTAATATTTGTGGTAGTAAATGGTATTAATAACGGTGTCTCATCTTTGATTTGATTTTCTTGTTTAAAAGTAGATATCAATTCTTCAAAATTATTATACAATAATCCATAGAATTCAGTACTGCCAGTTGGTTGGCCTGCTGCTTGTAATTCAGCAACGCTACTAGTAGCCAATGTAGTATAACTCTTAGTTTTTTGTTCATCTGTTTTTTTAGTATTTGGATTCATCAACATGGTTACGTCGGTATATGTATTACTAGTACCAGTTAATGAAATTGTAGCATCTACTGTTCCATCTTCTGTATATGAAAAATCAAATGATGTAATTAATCCTTGAAATGAAAATTCATTAAGTTTTCTTCGTTGTCGTTTAAATTTATCTAAATTTGAAACAGATGGATATAATTTTTTTAAATTTTTATCAACTTCATCTGGAGGTAATGAGCCAAATAATGATGAAGTAGCTATCAAATTTTCATCAGCACCGGTGATAATAGCAGAGTCAGGATATACAACATCAATTTTTACATATCGGCCCGGATAAAACCATACTTCTTCCACTGCATCTAAATCTCTAGTTGGGTTCGGAATTGTAATATTAACAGTTGCTTTATTTAACAACCCCATTGAATGATCGCCGATATCAATAGAAACAGCTGTTATGATTGGTCCGATTCTTCTGGAGTTATCTGTTAAAGGTGTAGTTTTTTTTGTTACAGGATTTTTTTCAAAATCAATTGATTTAATTTCATAAGTTGGATTTTTTAAAAATCCACCTTCGCTGCTAGGTTGAAATCTTGTCCCTAATACCGATTTGCCGCCTAAAATACCATATTCGCCAGGGTATTGCATACTAGGATCAGCTGAGCCTGATTTATATGCTGTTACTTGTACATTGGCAATTTTACCTGCCATAAAATTAATGTCTGCAGTTGTACGATTTTTACCCGAATTTCCTCGAGCATTTAATTCTCGTTGAACAGCGTCGTCTACTTGCGAATAAAATATATTCATCTTGATGTATTTACTTGATTAATAACTTGTTGAATAATTTGTTTATCTGGAATACGTAATGTTGTATTTACTGGCACTATCAATGTTCCTTTTCCTAACCCATTTGCAACAGCAATAGCCCACCACATTGTAGCATCTTGATAAAAATTTAAAGCTAATTTATCTAAACGCTCCGTTGATGTTGTTTGTATGTATACATCATTTGGCGATGCTGGCATACTAGGAACAATGATTGTAGATTGTCGTTGTTTACCTTTTGAATTTTGTAATGTTGTGGCAGCTGCATATCTACTTGACATTTTTTTATCTTTCTATTTATTAATTAGGGCTACTCCGTATCTAAAGTTTCATCAAAATCAGTAAATGCTGTTAAATCGCTAACGAGTTGAACGCGTTAGTAATGCGTTGTTCAATGCTTTCTTCAGCTGTAGGCGATGTTGTTAAACTTTCTTGTTCAAAAGCTCTAGATGGTACATTGGATTCGAAATCACTTAACCAATTATTATTACCTTCTATCGGCATATTATCGCGATCATATTCTCGAGCTAATCCAAAGAAACGACCATTGTTTTGTGGTATTGCATCTGAAATAATATTAAAGTTACATGATACTGATATTTTTCTCGGCGTTTCAAACATTTCTTTATCACCTTCGATATTAATTTCCCAAGAATGATCTAAATCATATGTATATGACAATGCCGTCATCACCACCGGTGTTTGATGAAATAAATCTCCTAATGTGATTCGCATCCACGGAGCAGTTAATGCAATTGATGCACCATCATATTTTGGAGCACAATATCCGGCTAATGCATTTAATTTTCTCCAAGTTGGTTTAATTTCATCGCGATCTGTAATCACAATATCAAATCCAAGATCTAATGATCTACCAAAGCCGCCATAATGATAATTGGGATCAGCGCGTCCAATCATTTTAACATCAGTCCACGATGGAGAAAATGTATCACTTAAACTAGTTAATATTGCACGAAAAACTATGATATCGTCAGCAATGCCTTCATTATTTCCGGTTCTGTCTCCGAATAAATAATTAGCTGTTAATGTTGGACCAGTTAAGAAAAATTTAATAAAATCTTTTGTTAATGATGTTTTCGGAACTCGACCATTTTCTAATTGATTTCCACTTGATGGCTTCCATTGATATGCATTTTTTAACAAACGTTTGCCAAAGTCAATAACAGTAACTTTGTCGCCGCGGAACGGTGTTACGAGTTCAATTGGATTTCTAGTTCGAACAAATGAGCCAGAATTTATATTCGCCCATCTTGTTGCAACTTCACTTCGCAGAGTAAAATCGCTACGCAATGCAAACTGTGAATCATGATCGCCCCATCCATAACCATACTCTCCTACACCATTTAAATTAAATAATGAATATGCTCCGCCTGGTGTTAAAGATGTTGCTGCATAAAGTGAAGCTCGGGGACTAAAATTGCCGGGACGTATTGCAGCAGATGCCCCATCTTTACGAGCTTTACCAATTGCTGAACTAATTTTTACTGCTAAATTTGCATTTTGATTAGCAAATGAACTAGCAAAACGTTTAGCTCTAAAATCGCCATATGGTGCTAAATTACCTATAGAATTAACAATATCAATAGTATCACCTGAAAAATTTATTTTATTAGTCAATTGATCAAATGGCAATGTAAAATATGTAGAATTAACCACATCTTTTTGATCAGTTGCTGCATCAAATACTTTTTGTGCACTTTGACCAATTTGTGGAAAACCTAATGCTCCTGCTGCAATTGAAGATGCATATCCAACACCATTTCTCGTAAATTGTGAATTATTTAAATTGGTAAAATCTGATAATGTATTTGTAACTTGCCAATTTTCTATAGTTACATTTCCTTTAAATTGATCAGCATATTTATCATCTTTTGTGCCAGGTGTTGTTAAGCTAGCTTCTGTTGGGCCATATAATGTTTGCGATGGTGCTGCAGTTATTGGTTGCGTGCTTGGTTCAACAAATTGCGATGTATGTTTTAAAGTTGGGTTTATAAACGTTGGATCAGGCAATATGTTAAATGGTGCTGAAAATTGTTGAGTAGCACCTGGATCAAATATTGTTGGATTAGATAATTGTTGCGTTGGAGCAGCAAAACCTAATACTGGGTTCGATCCTACGCCAGTGGTTGTGCCTATACTACTAGCAGCAATAAATTGAGATGCATATACGGTAGTTGGATTTGTAAATATAGTATCTGGTAACACGTTAAATGGTGCAGTAAATTGAAATCCAGAGTACTCTGTTGGATTTTGGAATCCTAATATATTTGAACTAATCCAATTTTCTTGTTGAGTGGAAATATTGAATGGTTCCGTAAATTGTGATCCTGCTTCTAGCGTTGGGTTACTCATCGTGTTCCTTATCCGTAATATGCACTATTAATACCAGCGCCAAATGTATTATCTCGTTTTGATAATATGCGTGTTTGATTTCGTATTTCTGCAATCAATTCATCTATTTTAGCAGCCATGTTGCTACCGCCAGTTGATGTGTTTGGAAACAAATTTGTTCCTGCAACAATTGTGTCATCATTATTTAATGCAAACGTATCTTCTCCTGCTAGCAATATGCGATCGCCGTATCCCGTTGGTGTTGCAATAAGGTCATTTGTTGTTTCTGCTTTTCCGTACTTCGGTGTGTTGATTCCTCCAGCTTGAACTACTCCTGTTAATGCTTGTTTTATAGTACCGGGTATCTGAGCAGTTAATAATAGTCTAGCAAGATCGTCAATCCGGTCTTGATCCATGTTAGCTTGTGCTGCAGTCATTTCATCAACGGCTGCCGTAAAATCATCGCGCATTGCTTGTGTAGAGTTTCTAGCAAAATCTATTTTTTGCATGATTAATGATTCTGTTGACATTTGTAATTGTTGTTGTAACAATTCTTCTGTATCTCTCTGATCAGCATTGGTTTGAAATTTTTGAAGTTCTTCGGCGGTTAATGCCCCAGTCTCAGCTAAATGTTGAGCCGCTGCTGCTATTGATCCATCATCATCTAAATTAATAGTTAAGCCAGCTTCTGCAGCTTTATCTAGAATTTTTTGTTTTTGTATAGCCGCCGCAAGTTGTTGTTCTTGAATACCTAGTAAATCAGCCATTTGTTTTCTAGCAAATAAATTCTTTTCTAACATTTCGCCTTGTTCGCCTACAATTTGTGTCATTACATCTGCTTGGGCATTCATATCACCGCGAAGCGTTGCTTCTCGATATAAATTAGTTAAACTTTGATTTTGATCATTAACTAATCGATTTCCGGTTAATAATTGGTATTCTAACTCTTTACCTATACTACTTTCTATATCTAGTAATGCCTCGCCAGACCCGGCTAAATCTTCTAATTTTAAACCCAAACGTGCTGCTTTAATAGCAGCTTTTTCTAATGAACCAGGCAAACGACCATATTGTAATTGAATATCTGATCCTGCTTCGGCAATTGCTTCAGTTATCATTTTAACATAACCCATATCACCTTGCGTATCGCCAAACGCTTCTGCTACCGCTTGAGTAAATTTTAATTGTTGAGCTGCATTGCCGGCATTGGCTGCAGCATATTGTGAAAATGAATCTGCTTGTTCCGCAGATAAACCTATAGATCGATCCAATAAAAAATTTGTTTGCATTAGGCCTTTATAAAAACCTTTTTCATCTTGCATGTTTGCACCCAATTGTTTCAAATTAGGTAATAATTTTTTAATATTTCCGGAATATTGACCTAATAACTCTGCAGAAATTTTAGTTTCAGCACTGTTACCGCTCATATCTTTTGACATTTGCAAAAATTGACTAGATAATTTTGCAGCTGCATTGAAGCCAACACCCATTGATTTTGAAATATTCTTAAATCCTTTTTCATAAAATGTAGCAGCCTGCGCTACTTTCATTAATGAGTCTTGAGTTGTTTGATTTAAACTAATGAATTGAGATATACCCAAATTTGTTTTAAGTACTTGAGAGTCTAATTTTATAAAAGCATTGGTAGTACCTTCACTTACAATCGTAACTACTTCAGCTAATGCCGCAGGTACACCTTGTGCTGCAGTTATTAATTGATCAAAAAAGTTTGTCCATTCGGTACTAGAAGGCATACCGTGACGAGGCTGTTGCTTTAATTGTTGTATGAATTGTTGCTGAGTCATAAATACTTATTTTTATATAAATATTTACTAGTTATTTTTTAGGTGGTCGCGATGGCGTAGATGGTTGAGATCGTTTGCTTCTTTTATTTTTAGCAGCATCGGCAAGTTTCTTTTGGTGATCTTCTCGTTCTTCTAGTATTCGTTTAACATGTTTCATCCAACGGCGTCGTAAAAATATTGGCATATTGTATAATGTATCCCAGTCCCAACGACCATCGCCGTGCCAAATCATATTGAATAAATTGTCGTGTAAAAATACTCGGTCTTCTGGTTTAAAACCAAAAAAGGTCTGATCCAAGTTGAAATCCAGATTTGAAGGTGCCTCCATTTTCACCTTCGAATTCAAAAGTTAAATCTATACCCGGGACGTTTTCTAAATAATATGAACGAAAATCTCGAGAATCTTTAGCTAATAATTCATATCGAATAAAATTTTCAATATCAGATGTTGCTCTAGTTTCATTTACTTGTTTGATTATGGTTGCTAACATTTCAGTTACTGATGAATTTAGCATATCTAATTTAATATTATATGAAAACTTAATTTTATTTCCATTGATATCATAATCAAATTCACCGTTTGCATCAGATTGTAAATCAAATGATTTAAAACCAACGCTTCGTAAATCTATAGAACGTTCCAACATGTTGCCTGTTTCTGGATCTTTCATTTGGACTGGATAATCAGCACCATATGATAAGATACGAGCATATATGATCAATCCGTTTTTGTCAAAGGTTGAAATTTCTTGTACATTTACGCCTTCTGTTACAATAATGGATTCTAATAATTTATCAAAAACTACGCCGTTCTTGATGTAAGATGTATTAGTTAAAATATCTTCATCATATGCAGTCATATAACGCATTTCAATTTGGCCGGAGCGAAGTGGAGATGATTCTGGATATATTTTGCCAGCACTTGCTAATGAAACAATAATACTTGGCAATGTGCTTCGTTTTTTAGTTTCATAACGTTGTTTTGCTAACTCAATAATGTTTGGATCAATTTTATTAGTATGTGTACTCATATATTCCTTATATAACCTTTATTATAAATATGTGCGAACATAAAAAAAGCCCCTTAAATTGGGGCTTTTGAAATAGTTTATTCTGAATTAGTAGTTTAAGAATGCCCAATCAAACTGAATAGTTAATTCAATTTCTTGTACAGCATCGCTACTCCAATCAAAAGTACCAAATCCAGCGCTAGTAATAAATGCACCTTTAAGGATCCATTCTTCAATTACTTCGCCAAGCGGTGATAGTTGATGTAAACGAATTTCTTTTTTGTAAAATGATGAATAACCATCGCGACCTGTTGCAGATTCGTGATGCAAACGAACCCATTCCATTACTGCTTGTGCTCCCGATGGAACAATTGCATCATACAATGTCATCGTAATGGTGTCCCATGCATGTTTTCCAGCAACGTAACGTTTAACGTTAATCATATCTAATTCAACAGCTGTGTTTGTGATTGTCGGCTTACCAGAAGCTTTTACTAAATATGATGGAATGTCATTCATTTCTAAAATAAAATGATGTTGGCGTTTCGGTTCCCACGAAAATGCTTTGTCAAAAATATCAACATCTTCAACAAGAGCTAAATTTGGATTGACTTGATCTATTAATGCCATTTTGCTTTCCTATTTTTTAATATAAATATCGCGAATGTAAAAAAAGGCAGAGCGAACCCTGCCTTTTCCGAATCAATTTAATTTTACTATTCTGGGAATGTTGCGCCCGTAGGTTGAATATTGAAATCTAATATGATAAATTCTGCCGTTCTTGTTGGTTGAAGGAAGATTTGACCATATAAAATATTCTGATCAATCAAGTCCGGTGTGTTGTTTGTTTGATCCATAACAACGCGGAATGCATAAAGGCCTTGATTGGCTCTTACTTGTTCCATGTATGGGTTAACAATGCTTAAGAAACGGTTACGTGTTGCATTTGTATTTTGTTCAAACACTAAATAACGAGTTGAAGATGCAATAAATTTCTTAACTGCAATCAACAAGCGGCGCACATTAACGCGGTCTAATGCACTTGGTCGAGCCTGTAGTGTCTTTTGACCCCAAACAACAATTCCATCGTTTAAGAAGTTCGCAATAGGATTAATACGAGCTTCATACAATGTATCACGATCTGATTGTGATAATTTAAGATATGTGTCTGTTGCAGTAATCAAACCACGATTCAAACCTGCAGGTGCATACCATGGAGCTTGCGTGTTATCATTGAATGCCAATACTCCTGGAATAAGAGTTGATGGTGGTACCCAAGTTGGAATATTATTTGCACCCGTAATGCGAAGCCATGGCCAATATGCTGCTGTATAATTGCTATCCAATGATGTTACTTGATTAACTGCGGTATTGATTGAATCAGTTAATCTATTAGTATCCATCACAAAGAATGTATCTTGACGAGTTTCAGCCAATGTGCGAGCTAATCCAGTTACATATGGATGCAAACTATCAATAATACCAGGCGTAACAAGTAAGTTCATATCATAGTAATCAGCATTGCTTAACAATGTAAATGCTTTGTTATATGATTTAGTACCTGTTGATGTTGCTGCTGAACAATTGAAACCAAATGTATTTGTTGCACTAATATACTGCCCTGAATATTTTTTCAAGTTTGGTTTAGCTCCATCAAATCCTCCCTGGAATGGAAGAATGAATTTACGAGTTGATGTTGCAACATTTGTAGTAAACGTACCAGCAACCAATGCAGATTGTAATGAACCTGAATATGCTGTCGTAATTGTTGGGAAACCTGCATCTGCATCTTGACTTACATCACCTAAATAAAAATCTGAGTTGCTACCTGTATTCGAACCCGATGTTGGAATTGGAGCTAAATAGTTCATGTTATTTTGAACGGTAAAATTGAATCCAAAATAATTGTTACTATTATATGTACTAGATACAACTTGTGATGTAGCATATGTTGCTGGACGAATATTCAATGAACCCGATGCCATTGGAATTGGTGTAGATAATGAACGGAATCCAAATGGAACTAAAGCAGGGTCAATCAAACGATCTGCTACATTTGCATCTACTTCTACTCGTATGTATTTTGAAATATTTGGATAATCTCCATTGATAAGAAGTTGATTTGAATCATTAACTGTTTGATAACGATTACCAATTCTTCTTGCAATATAGTTTGGAGATGTAGGATCTAAATTAACATTTAAATATGTTTCTACAATATCCGGTGCACCATCAGTGTCTTGTGATGAATAAGGTGAATTCAAAAGACCAGGTGCAGGAGTTGATGTATTAACTCGACGTACTTCAACCGTAAATGATCCATAACCATTTGGATCTGGGGTTTCTGATCCTAATTTAATGTCACGAATACCAACTTTGGTTTCATAGTTAACTGATGTACCATGTGATAAAGTATGGAAACGGAACAAGTTTCTAGTAATTGAACCAATTTTTTGTGATGTAATCCATGGTGTTGACGCAGTTTGATAATCTTGCAAAAATTCAAAATTTGAAAGTTTTGCTAATTCCATAGTAACGTCACCTAAGTTATTAAATAAACTTGATGCATTAAGATTTTCATACTGAACATAAACTGGATAGTTTACTGATTTAGGATCACGTTGGAAAACTTTTGCAACATATTCATTGTTTGTAGAAACAATTGATGCTGAAATTGCTGTACCTTCAGTTGCTAAAAATGCGCCGCTAAATCCAATTGCTGAATCAGCACCTGCTGCATATGATCCTGAAATTTTAATTGCAAATGACCCAGAACCGCCATTAAGCAATACTGAATCTTCGAATAATGCTGTTGCACCATCCGATGTTACTGCTTGAGTTGGATGAAGTACATGTGTTACAGCTTGTACTGCTGATGCACCCGAACCTGATTTTGCAATGATTGCTAATGCACCGTTAGTTAAATAATATCCATCTTCATACAACAAACGTGTTACTGTAATTACATTGCCGCCTTTAGCTAAATAATCTTGAACTACATATGGTACATATGAATCTGTAGTTGTTGGTCCAAATACTTCTTGAAATTGACCAAAACTAGTAATTTGTGTCGGGATGAGCGCAGGACCTTTTACGGTTGGGCCTACAATTGCCGCGCCAATTTGTGCAACGCCTCCAGCTAAAAACGATTGATCTACTTCGTTCGTAAATACGCCTGGAGAAACTATTCTTTCTGCCATTATTATACTCCTATAAATTTTTATTTATAAATATAGGATTATTGGGTCAAACCATCTTCTGGCGTAAATGTTCCGTCGGCAATATTGATTTGTCCGTCGCCGTAACGCTCGCGCATTTTTTGCATTAGTTCAGCTTCTTGTTCTCGTAACGCTTCAAATTCATTTAACAAACGTTGTTGTTCTTGATCTAATCGTTTTGCACGTGCATCAACAATTGATTTATCAATTACGATAGTTCCAATTGTATTAGCATTTTGTACAAATAATTCTCTCAATTTTTGAATTTCATCTAAATGTTCTTTGTCTAATTTTTTTGTCATTGTTTCCTTTTATTAATTTTAAATTTCTTTTATAATTTTTGATATATCAAACATTTCTTCCAAACTAAAATATGGACATTCGTGAGTTACACCTTCAAATGAATAATCAAATAAATATGAATCTATCAATTTAACTGTGTTTGTTGGTGGGTTCGCTTCGATATTTTTATGCAATGAATAACCAAAGTTTTTAGCAGATGTCCCAATCCAAAATACATTTGATTGCAGATTCATTGCAGCTGCTGCATGTTGCAAACAAGAATCAATTAAAATTCTTTTATCTGCAACTGCTAACAATGCAAATAACTCCATTGCCGATGTTTGATAATCAATAATTTCAGCACCTTCAATTTTTAATGATGATGGTTTACATATTTGAATGATATGATGCGTTTCTTTGTATTTGTCTGCAAGTTGTTTGGATATATTAAATGGAATATCTCTAGTCCATGAATATTCTAAATTGCTATTTAATGGTCCGCCGTTTGTTTGAATTAATAAAATTGGTTTTTCTCGTTGCCAATTTATTGAATTTCTTTGTTGAACAAAATTAAAATTTAAAACTGGCATTTGAAAATCATATTTAATATCTAATATCTTGCACCAGTTTGCAATTAAATGTTTATTCTTTAAAATGTGTTGAGTTTCAAAATACGGTTCATGTCTAAAAATAAGTGTATCTTTATCTTTGATATAATCATCATAAAAATACTGTGTAACGCCTAGTTTATAAACACGATATACAGCTGGATGATTTAGAAATACTTCAGGGTATGATGCTACTACTACAATTTTTCTATCAGAATATTTTTCTTGTAAACTGTTTAACAATGCAGTACCGGCAACGTTCTTACCTAAACCGCCTTCAATATGCCAAACTATATATTTTTCTTCCATAATTTTTTATTTCCTATTTTAATATATTTGTACCAAATACGTTCGTGAAAAAAATATAAAATGGGTTTAATTAATAATTCTCCAACACCTAACAATGAAGATAACTCTAAAGAAACACCTAAAGCATAAGCCGTAAATATAGTTGTTATTGTGCCTAAAATACGATATGAAAATGTTTTTAAAATATGACGAGTCATAACAGCATCTTCTTTTGTTGTTATAACATAAGCTACATTGTTTTGAATATTAACATAACCTTCGCAACTAATATGCCATTTATAATCTTGTAAATCTTCCATCCAATCTTTTGATGTATATGTATGACCATCCACTATAATATCAGACACTAAAGTTTCTTCACCATCAGCAATTAATCTCCAACGATCATTTTCGCCGGTAGATACTGTATTAAATCGAATTTGAAATTTTTTTATTTTTGCTTTCATAACTTGCCTTGCATGCGCATTTGTTCTCTAACTTTTGTAGCTGAAATATCTGCAATTTCCGCCGGCGGAATATGTTCAATAATATCATATCCAACACCTCTGCCAAATTCAATTGAACAAATATCAGGAATAATACTTACTTTAATTCGTCCTTGACTGCAAAGTTCTTTATATTCATTGCTAATGTTTTTGAGTACTTCTTGAGCATCAAAAGGGTTTGATTCAGTTGTTTCTACATCTCGAATTGCAATCCATACATTTTTTCCAGCATCCAATGCTTGTTGAAACAACGCTTTATGTCCTGGGTGTAATGGTTGCCATCTTCCAACAAATAATGCATATTGATTTGGTTTAGATTCTAATGATGATTTTACGTGAATTTTTTTATCCCAAGTTTGCATAACTTTTTATTTTATTTAAACATTCAGTAACTGAACAATTTGTTGTATCTACATCTAAATAATTTTCAGTTGGTGCTTGATATGTTTCTACATGAAATTGTTCTCGTCCTCTAATTTCAGAAGTATGAACATAAAACTCTTTTAAAGACTGATTCATTTTATCTTTAAATTGATCTCGTTGGTCTTTATATGGCGAAACTAATGACACAACAACATTGCATCCTTTATTGTGTAAAAAATGTGCTATTTTTTGAGCCAATTCAATATTTTTGCGACGACCTGATTCACTATAATCTTTGTTTTCAAATATAGCTCGTAAGTCATCACCGTCAATATGAAATGTGTTATCTAACTCATTTAATAAAGCAGTTGCTAAAACCGTTTTACCATGTCCAGGTTGTCCCGTAAACCAATATATCATAACTTTTTTAGTTGATTTTATGCGGTGTATGTGTTTCCGGCAGTAATAGCGGCATTGATATCGGTTTTTTGTTGTGTAGTACAACCATCTACAAACCAATCTTTACCCATCATAATTTCAAGATGTTGAACATTACGTTTTACAGTATCTTTACGATTGTCAGTTGCTTCTTGAGTGATTTCGTTGTTAATTAGATTAACTGAATCAAATGCTGCACTAATATGTTGTTGAATTTGTTCTGGTGTCGGGGTTTCCATGTTATTCCTTTATTATAAATATTAAATGTAATTAAAAGCTCTAAAATACCAATCATAATGTTGACGTAAACGATCGCATTGTTCTTTTCCAAGAATTTCAATAAAATTGTCTTTTACTGGTTTTACTTGTGGTTGAATTTTATGATCTCCGAATATTCCATGAATAACATCATTTTCATGTGTCAATTGTTCAACGTTATTAAAATCATGTTTAAAATATGGTAATTCTAAATACTCATAGATTTTTTTCAATTCAGTTTCAGGATCTGTTGTCAAATCTTCAAATCGAATAAATAAAATATCTTTGTCTATTCCTTGATGAATTGCTTCAGATAACCACTCCATTGAAGGTCCAATTGGAGGAGCAACTGAAAAATGATCTACGCGTGCTCCGGTAGTCATATTTTTTAATTCAACACCATTAATAATCATTGGATCTTTATCTGGATGTTTACGGAAATTTTTCTCCATAGATGCAAATATAGCACGCAAATCTCGTACCATAACGACCATTTTAGGTTTTTCTTCCATGAAAAATTCAATAAAATTAAAATGACCTAACCAACCTCTACTTTTTTCCATTACATATGGGCGATCAGTAATTCCATCAAAAAAACCATATAATCCAGTTTTGCAGAAATTTTTAAATCCTGCTTTCATTACATCTTGATCTTGTGCTTTGAATGCATCACCTGCAGAATAAACTGTTCTTGCATTTAATAAAAATTCAATTACACCTGATGTTGGTGTTGAATAGATATCTGGATTCTGCATCATGATATTTTGTAATAATGTTGAGCCAGCTCTTGGCATTGATGCATTATAAAATATTTTTTGTACCATAACTAATTACTTGTTTATTATATAATATAATATTATTATTTCAATTATCCAACCTATGCTAATAATATTTTTTGCGTAACGCCATTAATAATAACTGTCCATGTTTTTGTTGATGTACAAGTTTCTGTAGTTACTGGGCCTAATGGTGTTCCGGTACTACCAACTACGAACTGACAATTGGCAGTAGATCTTGCATCTTTACCTAAAATTACTGAGAATGAACCTGTAAATTGAGTATTATAACCTATACCAACGTTATGACTTCCTGTTGTTGCTGTATTAAGACAAAGAGCATTTTGACCAATTGCAATATTATTACTTCCTGAAACATTATTTTTTAAGGCATTAAAACCAATAGCTACGTTACGTGAACCCGTTACATTGCAGAATAAAGCACATGAACCCACTGAGGTATTATAACATCCTGTAGAAGTAAAAAATCCGGCGGCGACACCAATGCCTACGTTACAACTTCCTGAGGTATTAAAACGAAGGGCACACCTTCCCATACCTAAATTATCATTACCAACTGAGTTGTAGTATAATCCACCTTGACCTAGAGATACGTTATTACACCCTGTAGTGTTGGCTTGGAGAGCTCTATTACCTAGTGCTAAATTACAGTTTCCAGTGGTATTTGAACGTAATGTGTAAGATCCTATTGCTACGTTAACAAAACCAGTAGTAGTAGCACACATTGACTCTCGACCAATTGCTACGTTCTTACCACTCAATTCTGTTGCTAATCGTAATGTTCTATACCCAATAGCAATATTATCGCTTCCTACTGAGTTAGAACAAAGGGAATTTCTTCCCATAGCAATGTTATGTGCTCCGGTTGTATTACAACGTAAAGAATATCTACCTAAAGCTATATTGTTATTTGCTGTAGTATTACTACATAATGCCATATACCCAATAGCAATATTATCACACCCCGTTGTATTATTTCGTAATGACCATAATCCTCCTCCAGCAGTATTATGACATCCGGTAGTGTTATATCGTAATGAAATTATACCTAAAGCTACATTATAACGCCCTGTTGTATTTGCATATAAATTAAAATACCCAATTGCTAGATTATTACATCCGGTTGTGTTATTTCGTAAAGCTGTATGTCCTATCCCTATGTTATTTTTACCAGTAGTTGATTGTAATGCATATCTACCAATTGCTACATTTTGACAACCTGTGCTATTAGTATTCAAAGCCATATAACCGATTGCAACATTGTTTCGACCAGTAGTAGTATTAGCTAATGCCCGAAAACCTACGCCTATATTACTGTATCCGGATGATAAAAGTCTTAAAGCACAACTGCCGATAGCAACATTATTTGCACCAGTTGCAGAACTGCTTAAAGTAGTTGCTGCACCAATTGCTACGTTAGACGCAACGGCACCTCCGCCGGTGCTAATTCGTATTCCATTGATCGAACCAGTAACAACTAATGATCCAGTAATTTCAGCAGAGCCAGTAAATGGAAATGCTGCTCCGCCAGCACTAGGTGCCCAAGAAGCGGATAAAGCTGATAAAGCAAATGAAGCAGTACCTGCAAATCCAATGCCTGATCCAGTAGTGGCAAAAAATGATGTTGAACGAGTTTGACCAAATAATTGAGTTCTATATACATCACTATTACCAATAGTTGTAGTATTAGTACCTGCCCCTGAAGAACCACTACCAATTACAATTTCATTTCGATCATTATTGCAAAGTGGGTTTGCACCAGGGCCAATGATGATGGAAGAGGTTAATGATGTTAAAGGGGAGCCGGCGCAATCTACGTTAGCGGCGCCATAGCCTATTGCTACATTGAATGAACCAGTATTTAATTTCATCAGAGCACTTAAACCTATTGCTATATTAGACTGTCCGTCTGTGTTATCTTGTAATGCACGACGACCTATTGCTATATTTAAGTTACCGGTAGTAATTCTATATAATGATTGATCACCTAGAGCTATATTACCACAATTACTCCATATACATGCGCCATAAGTTGGATATCCTACATAGCAATATGTTCCAAGTAAAGCATATGCACCTAAAGCAATATTACTATTTGAGTTAACATGGTATGAAGAGCAATTGCCTATTGAAATGCTATTAGATCCGCTTATATTTTTAGTTAAAGCAGCGAAACCTATTGCAGTATTGTGATTTCCGGTTGTATTAGTTTGTAAAGCACTTTGACCAATTGCGGTATTATAATTTCCGGTTGTGTTGTATCCTAAAGTATATCTTCCGATTGCTGTGTTATTATTTCCGGTTGTATTATTTAGTAAAGCATTAAAACCTAGTGCTGTATTATTATTTCCTGTGTCATTAGCTTGTAATGCACGATTACCTAATGCTATATTATTATTTGAGATTGTATTACTATATAAAGCATTTTTACCTATTGCTATATTATCAATTCCGGTTGTATTATATTTTAAAGCATTTGGACCTATTGCTGTATTATAGCTTCCGCTTGTATTAGTGCGTAAAGCAGCTAGACCTATTGCTGTATTATAATTTCCTACGCTATTACCCCTTAAAGCACTATAACCTATTGCAGTGTTATTAATCCCATCTGTATTACAACTTAAAGCATAAGTGCCTATTGCTGTATTATTATCTCCATTTCTGTTAGAGCATAAAGCATTAGTACCTATTGCTATGTTGCATCGACCGCAACTATAACCGTTAACACCTCGGAGAGCAAAATCACCTATTGCAATATTTGCTCTGGTAGAAGTAACATATCGTAAAGACTCTCGGCCAATTGCTATGTGGTAGTTTCCGTCAACATTTTTTGCTAAAGTACGACAACCTATTGCTATGTTATAAGCTCCGGTTGTATTACTATATAATGCAGATTGACCTATTGCTACATTATTAGCTCCAGATATATTATAATATAAAGCACGATATCCTTGAGCTATATTGTATGCTCCTGTAGTATTTTTACATAATGCTTGGCGACCAATTGCAATATTTTTATATCCAGTTGTATTACTATTTAATGTAAATTCTCCTATTGCTACATTGGAGTATCCTGTAGTAGTATCACGTAATGCATATTCACCTATTGCTATATTTTGGGTTCCAGTTGTGTTAGAAGTTAAAGCATTGCGGCCTAGTGCTATATTATTACTTCCTGATTCATTATTAAATAAGGAACCACTACCTATAGCAATATTGTTTATACCTACGGCACTTGAAGAAAATGCAGTTGTAGCACCAATTGAAACGTTGGATGAAATGTTTCCGCCTCCAAGTCCAATAAATAAATTATTGATTGAACCTGTTACACCTAACGAACCTGTTATTTGAGCTGATCCTGTAAATGGAAATGGGTTTGATGGGGCACTAGGTGCCCATGATGCCGATACAGCAAACGAAGCAGTTACTGCTCTTGAAGAAGAAACAGCAAATGATGCACTCGTAGCAAATGAACTTGAAACAGCATTTAAGACATATGAAGCAGTTTGAGCGGTTTGCACAAATGATGCGGTACTAGCAAATGAACTTGATATTGTTGTTGTTGCAAATGAAGCGGTTCCAAAAAGAGAACCAGTTATACCGGCTGAAACATTAAGTGATCCGGTTATGTTAGATGATCCTTCTGAGAAGAATCCATTTTTTATGCGAAATTCGTTTGCCATGAGTTAATCTTTTCCCTATCCAAGATAATTTATTATAAATATGAATATAGTTAATAACTAGATATTGGACCGGTAGAAATTCCCCATTTAACACTTAAATATGAAACTATTGCATTATATTCTGAAATGGTTGGTATTTTGCTAACAAAAATCATTTCATACCAATAACCTTCTTGATTTCCTGCAGACGGAGCTGTCGTCCAACATCCAAACGAATTACCATTTAACGTATACGTGTTATTAGTTTGAGTTCTATTAAGATTTCCATTTCTATATAAAATAGATTGCGATGTATCAAATAAATATGACATAACATATGGCGTGGTACTATTTCCACCGGGTATCGTAAATGATGTATCTTGTTGCAAATCATTCCAACCGTTGCCGCCTTCATATCCCAATTGTAATGAACCCGGGGTTGCGCCGCCTCTATCCCAACTAAACGCACTTCTCGCAGCTCCTTTAATCACAATAAAAAAGCTACGAGGTCCTTGAGTTAATCCTCCGTTTGCATACATTACTGTAGCATCAGCATCGAACCAATTGCCACCCGTATTATAATTTCCTGGTTTTGAATTCAATGATGATGTAACATATGATGGCTGATTAATTTTAGTTGATTGAATTAAATGTTTTCCGTTCCCGGAGAAATCATATATTCTAGATAGCGTAGTTAAGGTAGAAATGTCTATAGTATTAGCTAAATCAGTATTAATAGTAAACGCCGGCTGTGACATATCATACCATATATTTAAACTATTACCTAATATTACTTTAGGATTTCTAGGACCGCCATGCATTGTACTCATATTACATTCCTATAGGAGTAGGGTCAGTCCATTCAGGTGTAGACAAAATTACTAAAATTTCTTCATATGTGTATGGTCCTTCAGATGTTGTTAAATCAATAACACATTGGGGCATTGCACCGTCCCATTTTACAAATGTTTTTGTACCATCAACTGAACGTCGTACTGTTTCTGCCGATGTCTCGAATACTTGGGTGAAATTGATTTGTGGAAGTTCAGATACATTGAATATCATGAATTCTCTGTTTTCGTAGTCTTGTAATTGTGTTTCCATATTATATTCCGAATCGAGTTTTTGTTGAGTTATAGTTTTGTTGTATTTCAGTTAATGATAATGCACGATTATATATTTGTACACTACCTATACTCATTGGGGCAAAATAAGCCGTTCCGGCTCGGGATCCTATGTAAAACGGTTGATTGCCAAAATTATTTGTATTATTACCACTATAACCAGTTACTGGGTTTTGTATAATTGGTCCAGGTTGTCCATTTCCGTACATTAAAACTTCTGTAATTGTTTGAGTAGTATCATGTATAATACCATGATGATGCCATTGTAAATCATTTAACATTGTTTTGTTATATGATACAATGTTATAATTAACATTGCCTTTTACTGCTGCTAATACTTGATAATCTTGGCCTACTGAATTGTCTGAAAATGCTGCAACGAAACTATCTGTTCTTGAGTTGAAATCAGTTGATAATTCATATAAAAGTTTAACAGCGGTACCGTATGTAGTTGCTTTTACATACAACAATACAGTTACAGCATTTGTATTACTTAAATTTAAATTGTTAATGCTACTTATATAGTCATTTGTTCCATCTAATGTGATGACATTATTGGCATATGTCGGTCCATTATATAACGTAAAATGATTATTATTTCCACTTAAATCAAACCAAGTAGTTCCACTACCAGGATATGACTTAGTATTTGCTGCATCTAAATACAACACTAAACCATCAGTTACTATATTTGGTGCTATCGTTCCTGCCATTATATGAATCCAAATCGTGTTTTAGTTGCGTTATAATTTTGAAGAACTTCTGTTGCTGATAATACTCGGTTCCACATTAAAAAATTGTAAACATTACCATCTAAAAAATAGTTGCCGCCTATTTGTAATCCAGTTTGATTTGATAAACCTGCACTTCCACCGCCAGTTGTAGTTAATAAAGTTCCGTTTTTATAAAAATTTATATTTCCATTTGAAAGTCCACTTCCATTGTATGTCATTGTAAAATGGAATATTTCATTTGTAGTAAAATTTGAAATAGTTTGAGTAAAATTTGTTTGTGTTGGTATTGAATTTTTTATAAAATACCAATAACTTTTTCCATCACTGTAAAACACATTAGTTACTATGTAATGTGATGAGTTAGCAGAATTAAGATTTACTAAACATCGATCTCCTAAAGCATCTAATTTCATCCATGCACTAAAAGACCATGGTCTCGATGACCAGTCAATGTCCCCAAAAGGAGATGTTACTTGTACATAATCATTTGTTCCATCAAATACAATAGATCCACCATTTGAAGAATTAAACGTTGGACCGTTTGTTAATGACCCGTTACTACCACCTCGGCTTAAATCTGTCCAAGTAGTTCCGCTACTAGGATAAGATCTATTATTTGCTGCATCAAGACAGAGCACCAAACCGTCTGTTACAATTTTAGGTGAATAATTAAACGCCATAACCTTATATACTTCTTACAATTGTTTTAATTGTCCAGCCTGATGTTGTTGCTGAACCTGTCAATATCATGTTTGCGCCTGCAACTTGAACTGTGAAATTAAATCCAGCAGTTGAGCCAAAATCAGTCGTTGTTGTTTCTGTAAAGTTTACACTTGTTCCGCTCTGAATTGCCATTATTGAACCAGCTCTTGCATTTGAGCCTGATTTGATTGAATATTCAAAAAATGCCGTGTCATATGATGCAGTTGGCAGTGTGTATAATGTAAATTGACCGGATGCTGTTGTTACAAGTTTTGTAGTTGTAATCAACATTGGATCTTGATAATTACCAATCAATACGGTATTATCAGAAAATGCTTCTAATACTGGTAATCCGGATATGTCATTTACTGAAAATAAAGAACCGGATAACGAATCCGTAATTGAAAATAATTCGCCTTGTGAACCTTGTACTGTAAATATAGGTTGAGCAGAACCCGAACCTTGTACTATTAATACAGATCCGCTAGCGGCTGTATTAAATGATCCAGATATGCGGGTTGTTCCTGCTACATCTAATGATGCCGTTGGATTTGCGTTATTAATACCAACCCGACCATTATCAACTACTTTTAATATATTCGTTCCTGCAGAGTTTCTTGCTAAGAATGTTGTTCCCGTTGTTGTGCCATGACTTGTAACAGCTAATGGTGCAAGATATGTTGAGTTAGGAGATTGACCAATATGAAGACCGGCTCCATTCGATACTTTAGCAAAAATACCTCCGCCAGCCATTAAACCAAATCCCATTGAATTTGATAACCAATTTATAGATGTATAACCATTGATTGTATTATCAATTCGTATTCCACCGTCACCAGATGCCGTAGCTACAAATGTATATGTACCGGTAGTTGAAGTTGACGATCCTATTAATGAAGTTGATCCGGTTACAGCTAATGATCCAGTTACTATTACAGTTTGACGTAATGGGTTAACGAATGAAGCAGTTGATGCAAATGATGCCGTTCCTAATAATGAACCTGTAAATGAAGTTGCTGACCAACTACCTGTTACACCATATGAACCTGAAAGTTGTTTTTGGTGGGCCCATACTCCAAATGAACCACTTGAAACATATGTCCATAAATCTCCGTAATTATAAGAACCTGATACTAATACACTACTTAAATCGCTAAAGTCATATGGTTGTTGAACTGCTACATATATTATACCGCTGCCGCCAGGCCCTGCTTTTACACAAACACCGATAGGAATAATTTCGTAAGGAGCTCTTGGAGGCACGTTTTGTATAACTCCAGAAGAGCCTGTTCCTACAAATAAAGTGTCACCATCATTAAAGGCACTAGTGTTTACTCCACGAACTAAACCTTGAGTGGTAACATATCCAAATGAATTATCTTCAATATCATGTGTTGCTAGACCTAAAATTTGGTTTTGTAAATTTATACTTCCTGATACTGCTAAAGATTGGGCTCTCTCTACCGTAGGGACATCGCCTTGTGCTCCATTTAATCTTACTGCAGTACCATTTGTAATAGTAGTTCCAGTATTGTTACGTACTCGTGTCCAATTTTCTTGTCCTACTTGTAATGTAACATCTGCTTCAGCATTATAAACGGATAAAGCACCATCTGTATTATCCCAAAATACTCTACCCGATTTCCAAGCAGGTGTTGCTGATCCTGTATTAAAATCAATATAATCTACATTATTAATTGACCCCGATATTTGTAAATTGTTTGAATATGATGCCGTCATGGCATATGATGCTGTGATACTGTTAATAGTTCCAGCCGGGGTAGTAATTGAATTTAGGGTAGCATCAGAGCCTGATACTATGACTTTTTTCCAGTTTGGCATATTATATTTCCTTGTCGATTGTGGTTAGATACATACACTTATGCCGTGTGTGTGCCTACTTCCCGAAGGCCTACAATCTTATTTAATATAAATATGATTATTTTGTTTTCTTATCTGCGGCAATTGCTTTTTGTAAATCTTCTTGTTTTTTTGTTTGTTCTGCAGATAACATTTGAGAAATTTGTGTTAACTCGTGTTCTAATTTAGTTTGAAGATTTGCTAAAAAGCGTGCATCTTTACCTGCAATTGTTATGAGGTCTAAAGATTGACGCAATGTTTGAATTTCTGGAACAGTTAAATCTATTGAAAAAATATCCATAACTTATTTATTTAGTTTGTTCTAAATATTGATTTTGCAATTTAATAACCATATTGTAAAACATTTCAACATGCTCGCCCATAATATGGGTTGTTTTTAATGAATTTAATAAAAATTCAATTTCTGCTGCAGTAAGTTGATTTTCATTTACCGGAGGTGTTGCAATTGCATTTGATAATTTATTAATTATTCCCATTGTAACTTTGTTTTATTTTTAATATAATAAAAATTATGCGTAAATCCAAATTGAACTATCCGAAGTATTAACATACATGTTACCAAAGCCGTTGGTAGCGCCGCCATAAGTAGGATTGCCAGATGGATTAGCTGCCGAACCAGAAACTGTTACAACAAAACTATTTGCTGCTACAGAAATTGCACCTTCTGCTACTCCTAATGCAACACCCCAACGAAGAACGGTATCGCCATCATAATAGAAAGCACTACCAGATCCTGCTGTGGTACCTTCTATAATAATACCACCTTCTTGTGTCGGCGATACAGAACCAGAACCATGATTCAATATAACGAAACGATCTTCAACACTTAAATTTGTTGTATCAATAATTGAAGCCGTACCGTTAACGGTAAAATCACCCGTTACAATTAAGTTATTATTAACTGTGGTATTACCTGTTGCTGCACCAATGTTTAATGTTGTAGCAGCTCCAGCAAAGTTAACTGTAGTTGCAGTTGCGTTAACTAAATTAAAAGTAGTAGCTGAAGTTGTAATATCTCCGCCATTTACTGCTGCATCGCCAGTTAAAGTTAATCCAACAAATTGAGGTGAATCTGTAGTCTCTAAACCTAAATCAATTGAAGAT